CTGTGTCTCTATAAAACATACTATTTTCATAGAACTGAGATGTATTAAAATAATTATACCAAGATTGACTGTACTTAGCTATTTGATTTAAATCTTCATTAGTTAATGAAGGATCTATTTTAATAAGCTCTGTCATGGGAACAGTTTTTATTTCTCCCCAATAAAAACAATCTTTAAAGTAAGGATCTTCTGTGTAACTATATACCACATTAGCTGGGTCTACATAATCTATTTTTACTCCTTGTCCTGGTAAAAACTCATGTTTAGTAATTCCTATACCCAGTGTTGTAAGGTCATAATTTACTCTATTTCTAATGTCATTATAATGATTTTCAGATAACAATGTATCAATAGCTACTTCTTGAGCAATTTCAATAGCTGGTTTATAATTCATATTCATATATAATTCCATTTCAACATCTGACTCTGGTAACTCTTCTGGATTTGTTTGAAATACCTCAATACCAAGTTCTTCTTCTATTTGATTAAATAAAGGTTTTGCTATAACTTCTCCTTCTATTTGTTTTTGAAATTCATTTCTTTTTTCAGCTGACATTGCATCTTCAGCATAGGCTTTAACTTTAAAAAGTCTGTCAGACATTCCATTTACAACAACATCAACAAACTTAGGAATAATAGCAACTGGGGTCCAGTCTAAATTTAAATAAGATAAATCTCCATCTATTGCTAATTCATTTTTATATTTTGCCACTGATTGTTCTCCTCTTGCATATAAACGTAGGCGCATAAACTCACCCCATTGATCATAAAATCTACAAGAACCATTATCTCTTTTAAACCACTCATATTGTATTGCTTGTCCTATTTGTAAACCGTATTCTACTGTATCTTTTGTGGCATCAGAAACAAATTGATCTGGAAATGCAGCAGCCTGTATGTTAATTGTAACTTCTTTCATTTTTTAAGTAATTGACTAACTGAACTTTTATTATTATATCTTGCAAAGTTAATGCTTATTTTTGATTGTGTTTGAGTGGGTGTATAGAGATGTTTTTGATTAGACATAATAGCTAAACCTGAACTAATAGATGCATCAAAGCGTGTTCTGTTAGTAATATCAAACTTTGCCCAATCTTCTAATGTTCGTTGAAAATACATACTACCCATATCATCTTTATCTCTATAGCTTCCTTCTAAATCTAATCCTATATGTTTTTCAATATACGATTCTATTGCTGAAGCATGTGATTGTTTTACATCTTCAGAACTATTAGGTATACCTCCTAGTTCTTTTTCTGTTTTAGATAACTTGTTATATTTTTTATCTGGTCTATTTAAACAAAATCCACGGTAGCCTCTATTTTTAAAATGATACAACAAACGAGGTTTATTATTTTCACATAAAATAGGCATACCATAAAAAACACAAGCCATCAATACTTCTTCAAAAAATATCTCTGCTGTTTGGGGTCTAGCAATATATTCAAGAAAAAACTCATTACTAGGAGCCTCATCCATATTAAATTTGGTAAGTCCATGCAATGATCCGTTAGAACCTTTTCCCACAACTACTCCAGAAATATCATAAGAGTCACATCCAAAAGATCCTAAATGTTCATTCCCAGGATATCTTTTGCCTCCTTTTTCTATTACATTGTTTTGAAGTGTAGCATTTGGTATGTAAGTTACAAAAAATCTACCTCTTTTATTTGGACTCCAAATTACTTTACTGTCTTTAATTCCGTTTTTCCAATGAAATCCTCCTTGAGTAACATGATGTTGTATTATTAAGGAATCATTATAATCTATTTGTTGATATATTTTTGTTAAATTAAATAGTGACTGTTTACTTTCATCTCTAAACGCATGAGACTCAGACCTTGGAAACTGTCTATAAAATTCATTTAATGCATCAGGATCAGATGTTAATGACTCCACTTCATTTTTCCAATAATCAATTGCTCCTTGATTTATAGGTTCTCCGTCTATTCCTTTAATTGTTTCTTTTGAATTTTTAAATACTGGCATTCCGTATATATCAATAAAACCTTCCATATTCCACTCCATTGGAACAAATAAATTATATAAACCACTTTTTGTTTGTCCATTAGAATTTCTTTTTGTGCAATCAGAGTCTTCAAATAATGATTTAAAATTTTTTCCTCCTTTATCTAAAGCATTAGATGTAGAGCCCATCATACATTTTCCTATTACTTTACTTCCTAACCTTAAACAAGTTTTAGTTACACGCCAATTGTTTAATATATTTTCAGGTCTTTCCCACTTACCACTTTCATCGTGAAGTAATAGTTGTAGTTTCTCCCCATCGTAACTATTATCAGATGTGTTCTTCCAATCTATAGTTGTGTCTAATCCTTCTAGTTCTTGCTCATCTACTAAATACATATTTTTTTTAGTAATCTTAGAGGCTGGAACCCTATATGCTAGCTCTGTTTTAGGTTTATCCATACCATCTTGAATAGGTTTAAAGAAAAAAGGATAGTTGTTAGATATTGGAACTATTTTGTCTGTAAACATTTTTTTAGCATCTGCTCCCGTTTTTGACAGTATTCCTACTCTAGAATCTTTAGTAATAGTTGCCGTATTTACTCCTTCACAAGAACTCATAAAAGAAAATCCTGACCTTCTTATTTTTAAATAACACATTCCAAAACTTCTTTTATCCGCCTTACACGCTTCCCAAAATATATAAAACAATCTATTAGCTTCTCTAAAATCCGGATGTCCAACATCTATTTTGGTCCATTGTAAATACATATAATGAGTTCCTGTTATGTATGTTGGTGTGCCATTATTCATAAACCAAAAACCTTCTTCTCTTCTATCAAACTCTGATTCAATATAATCTACCCATTTGTTTTTAAATTGTGGAGGAGTGTCGTGCCATTGAAATATAGACTGTACTCTTTTTAATTCTTTAGGTAACACATGAGGCTCCCAATGTTGCTTTTCTTTTTTTATATTTCTAGAATGTATTTTAGATGGGGGTTTAGGTAAAGCAATATTTAAACCATTTATATTAATAATATCTTGAATTTGTCCGCTTTTAGAAATAACAACAAAATTATATTTTTCATTATAACCATACTGCCACGTTCGAGCTCTATTTTTAGTAGCCATTACATTGTTGGGTACTATTTTGTAAAGCTGAATAAATAAATTATTTTGATCTTGATTCTGCAAATCCCTTTGGTGTATTATTTTTAACTATATCATTTCCTTCAATTAATTGCTTTTCTTCTTCAATACGCTTTAATATCTCGAATGCATCAAAGATAGCAAGTTTTTTGGTAGCTGCAGCATTCTTTAATCTGTCAGCCGCCAACTCATCATCTTTATCATATTTAATAATATCTTCTTTTGCTACTTTAATAAGTTGAATAACAGCTTTTTCACCTGCTTTTATTATCTGAGATTTAATTTCATTTATATTCATTACAACACCATGGTTATATTATTAGTAAACATACGATATAATTTTTCCCCATCAACATAAAACTCATACTCACTATCCGGTGTAAAAGATATTTCATCACCTTCCTTAACACCTAATTTTTCTAATTGTTTATTGGAGTATTTTACCGTTCCACATAATGGCTCTTCTTTAACACCCACCCCTTTTAGATAAAAATCTTTTTTGGGAACAGGTTTAATAAAACAATACTTATCATACCCACACCACTTATTATTTTTTTTATATAAAAAAAATTGATCGGGATCAATAAAAAATAAATCGTCTTTAAAAAAACTTTTACCACTCTTTTCTCTTCCCTTCATATCAAAATAAAACTTAAATACATTATGATGCACAAGCAATGTATCGCCTTTTTCTATTTCCCCCCTATAGTTAAGTGGAATTGAAACTACCTCTGCAAGTCGATTAGAGGCTTTGTGGTCTTCTTTTGAGACACTGGTAATGATATCTACCCCCCCAATGTCTTTTATGTTGTCATATCGCCTTCCTTTAAGTGGGCGAACTATAAAAGAATAAGGTGCTTGCATTAAAAATCTAAATTATATTCTACTGAAATAGGAAGCGTGGTTTTAAACTCTTTCCACATTATAAGCTCTTTATTTCTTTCTATCCAAATTTTAAAAGAATTTGATACAGGATCATTTTGAATAAGATGAATATGATACTTGCCATGTAAGACTTCTTGCCCCACAATATAATGCATGGCTCCAGACTTATAGTCTGCTCCTATTGAAATCTTTCTGATGTCCATTTGATTAAAAAGTTGAATCTAACTTTAGCGTTCGGTAAGTTATATTTATGTATAAAGTTCCATTACCTTGTGTGGGATTACTTCCACCTTTAGATAAAGTTAGAGCTGTGTTTATAGGAACTAGTTGCGCACCGCCACCAGTATATACTTGTGCCACATAATCTACAGTAGAGTTCATTGTTGCCAGTGTTATATCTACAGTAGAGGTATTCCATAAAATGGTTGGTAAATCAGTACTAAAATTATATTCTATAGACCCTGGGTCCATAAAAACTAAAATTCTTTGTATGTCATATACGTATGCAGAGCCAGGAGCAGGAAGTAACTGAAAGTCTTGAGTAGCCAAAACATTTAAAAATACAGATGAAACAGCTATGGTTTGAGATGTTACATCTACATTATATAATTTTTGTAAAGATTCTAAAGTACATGTTTTAGTGGCTAAATCAGTATTAGCATCTGTTACCACAAAATAATCTGATAATACAGGATCAATGTTAGGATAGATGCTAGTGTTACTAATTTTTGCCATAATTTTATTTTACTGGTTCTACTTTTGCGTCTGAAACATTTTCTTTTATATCGCCGGTAGCTAAGTCAATAGATACATCTTTTCCGTATTTTTCCATTAAACTTTTTTCATCTACTTTAAATGCTGAACGTAGCTCATCCATTTGACCAATAAGTTCTTTTTGTTGGAGTAAGGAATCAGCGATTGCTAATTTAGTTTTGGTGAACTCTTGGTTCATTCCTTGTAATCTTTTTAATTCTTCTTCTGTAATTTTTAATTTTGTCATTTGATTAAATTTAATTTAAGTTATAAAAAACAAATATAGTAAAATTTTATTATTAAGCCTCAGGGGGAGTTGGTGGATTTTGCCATGTAAAATATAAATCTTCATTTACAGGATTAATTTCTTTCTCAATTTGAGCCGCTAAACTAGCCTTCATAGCGTCAACGTCTAAAGCGTCATCTAACCATTTTATAACCACATCTTCAAAAGCTTCTGTGTTTTCATATGCAACAAATGGATCTCCTTTTACATATGTAAATCCTTCCGTTCCTATTGTGGTTGCACTATAATAATTGTCAGTACCTGGCATTTTTTCACTAGATACTCCTGTATATCTATAGTGCACCGTATAAATAACATTGTTTTCTCCAAACTGCTCAATATGTGCATTCATTTGTGGAATATCCCACGAGTAAGTAATCGTTGATTTTTTTGCCATAATATTTTAATTTACACAAATATACTATTTATTTTTTTCTAGTTCTTGAACTCTAGCTTCAAGTTCTTGTATTGACTTTAATAAGATAGGTACTAACTTACTATAATCAACTTGTTGCATTTCTTCAGCATCTTTTTCTCCTACAACTGCTTGAGGTAAAACTTTTTCAAGTTCGTGAGCCATAACTCCATAACTTCTACTTTCATCTGCTTTCCATTTAAAGTCATATACTGGTATTTTAGAAACTTTATCAAGTCCATTAAAATCTTTTAAATCTTCTTTTAATCTATAATCAGAAGATGTATTAAAAGCAGTTGCTGAACCAGCTACTGATATACTTCCAACACCTACTGTATCATTATAAAACAAAACAATATCGCCATCAGTACCTGTTCTATTAAATTCTACAGGTGCAGAATTAGCTTTTGTTGCTCTAAACGTGTTATTATTTGCAACTTCAATACCTACAGTTGCTAGTCCTGCAACAGTTTTATGAAATAAAACATCTCCAACACTAGAAGCATTCAATCTAATTTGCCCATCACCTCTGACTGCAAAATGTTCAGCAGTACCTGCTAGATTTTCTACATATACAGCGTGATTTGAACTTGAGTCTCCTGCTGATAAATAAATTCCATTATCTACTGTTGCATCTGATTTTATTCTTAATTTATATGCAGTAGTATTTTCTCCTATACAAACACTTCCCCCACTTGTAATACGCATTCTTTCTGTAGGAGCATCACTACCAGTTGTTGTGCTTCTAGTTCCAACAATAAAAGCACCATTTGTAGCACCACCAGATGCTGTAATAATTGAACCTATAACAACAGGACATTTACTTTCTGAATATCCAAACCCAATAGTTGCATATTCATTTAATTGTCCATCATTTCTGACTAATATTCCTTGTTCACTTGTTGCTCCAAAAGT